GTAAGTAACCGCCGTTACAACGTCCGTCTGGTCTTGTCTTTGATGGATAAAAACCAATACGCCCGCCGGAGTTCCTGATGGCGTATGTGTCCAAGTCGTGCTGCCTGATGTCGTTGCCTTAGAAGCGATTGCATCAAATGCTATTGTCATTAAGTCCTCGTGTATGTCAGTTGGATGCCTATCAAATAGGCAGCCACAGCCATGTTATCGGAGCCGTCATCATATTTGCGCCTGCACCTGAACTGGACGTACTGACCAGCCGCAGGACTGCCCGCCAGTGTGATTGCACCGGATGCCGGGCTGACGTAAATATCCGAGGTAGTGCCGCCCGTGTCCACCGTCACTACCTCAGTCCCCCACGCCTGATCCAGCGCGTCATCATTTGCGTAAGCCCTACCTTGCAGCCCCCATGCCACCCCGAAATTGGTGGTTGTGGCAGGGTGCATCCAATGGAACTTGGCGGTAAAAGTACCACCGTCCCAATCGTCCGGCATGGCAAATCCCCACTCCGCATAGCTGAAAGCCGCATCCGCAAAGCTGATGTACTTTATGTTTTGCTTGTTGGTTCCCATTTCAAGCTGCCCGCCCGCGCCCGCACCAAGTGTTTGAGACGCCCAACCACCCGCGCCAGATAACCAGATATTCGCGGCTACCTTGTTGTCAAGATAATTCAGGTTATCGCGTAGGTAGGTATTATGGTTTGCGGCTGTCCATAGGTCATTTGTTGCAACGGTCGGGAATGTGTTTGGTAATGGCATAGTATTACTCCTAATAAGCCAATATTGAACTTACCCCAATATTGGTTGAGAACGTCCAGGCTGCCACTGATTCGGTTGGTTCCAGATAATAAGTGGTCACTATTTTCTGGCAGCCGTCATCAAGGCTCTTGTGCTCAATACCAATAATATAGTAATCCGCTGAGATACCAAGCTTTACAATTTGTAGTGTAATTTTAGTGTAAAGCTCATAATCAAATTGCAAAGAATCACGCGCTTCTATTTGGATTATTGGAATTGGCTTTGGTAGGTAATATAAACCCGCCAAATAACTTGAAAAGTCTCTGGCTGAGTTATAGTTTTGTTGCCAGGGCAGATCAATGGACAATATACGTGGCTGGCTGGTGCCGCTTTTGTCAGTTATGACCTCGATGGGGTCGGGCGTGTCCAGAGGTTGCCCGCGCACTTGTAGCAATATAATATAACCAAGTAAACTGACATGATTGTTTGTTATCACAAGTTTTGATGTGTCACCATACTTGGTTTGTACAACTGTGAAACTTGCCGTCAGATCTACACTGGCTCCTGTGCTGGCTGTGTTCATGGTGTAGTCTGTATTGGCAACCGGAGAAACTACAGCATAACCAGGGACGGGTTTGCCCGCGTACGAATAGGGGGTGTAGAGCGTGATGCTCTCGCCTGGGGAGACAGCGGGGATGTCATTCAGCGTCCATAATACCTGTAATGATTGCAATGTTCGTGGGTGTGCTTTCGCCTTGACTAAGTTACGGATATTATCCCACGGCTGAGGTAGATAAATATCCTTAAGTAGATCCGCCTGTGTTATGGTTACTGCGGACACATCTGTATAAGTTGATTGTCGAGACTTGTATTTAAAATCACCAAAGAAATTAACATAAATTTGCCCCAATTCGCTCTCGCTAAGTTCATGCACAAGGTCGTGCGCCGATTGACCTCCAGCCCAAAAATAAGGGATTGGGTTCTCATTCTTGTATAAATAGCCAATAGATAAATACTCCGGACAATCTACAGATACGAGAACATGACTAATTGCATCATAAGTATTTATGTTTTCATGCAGATCAACATACGAGTTTTTCCCCTTCAGCCATTCCCACGTGTCGGCAATGACCACCCTCGTCTTGTCAATGCCAGGAATAATATTTTTTATAATCCCTGCAAATACTCCGTGTGATGATCCGTAATCAACAGACAATTGAACATAAATACCTGGCTTAAAATCTGGGTAAAGCGGGCTGCTTGTGTTCCAGGGATCATACCTGCCATCCCAATTATCAAGATCGATCGTTAATATTCCGGGTTGCGGTCTTGTAAAACCGTTACTTCCGAACATTGTTTTTTTGCCGCGCACTACTGAAACGCCCCTCATGCGCCCGCTTTCGTCGGTTTCTCCTCCTCCGACATATCCATTCCAGTACATATTCAGCGTCCACGTCAGTGTCATAATCCTAACTGTTCCTTGAGTAATGGCACTATGACGGTTTCCATCTCCACCCGGTCACCCATTGATAGCATCGGCGAATAATTTAGAACTATCATGGCTCCCCCGCCAGCCTTCCCGCCACCCAACGCTTTCATAGCATCCTGTTTGGTCAGGACATAGCCGCCGCCGCCAACGAACACTTCCGGTCGTGATTGTGCGCTCTCATTCCAGAGATAATTTCCACCGAACCCGCCGCCGCCAGCAAAGGCTCCATCATATATGATGGAGTTTGGATTTATCGCGCCGCCTGTTGCTATTGCCGTCGCGGTATCTGAATTGGCTTCAATTTGATAGGTTGTTATTGTTACGGTGCTTTTAACTTCTTTTGGAATTTTTGATAACTCCTTTGAGATATTTCCGGCTTGTTCGGCAGCCTCACTAAATCCGCCCGCCATTGTTACCATGTCATTGTACATTGCCTCAGTCTTGACCCTGCTTTCCTCGGTCATCAGTCCGCTATCTTCCATGTATTGAAGATAGAAAGCCATCTCCGCTCCAGATAACCCTTCCGGCCCTAAAGACAACTGCTGCAATAGGATGTTGGCCAGCCATGCCTTTGTTTGCAGGTCGTTAGCATCCTGAACGTCCTTCACGTTTTCAGCCAGTCCGACCCACTTATCGCGCATCGCCTGAATACCGGCAGTATCCTGCGGGTTGGCTGTTTTATAATCAACGTATGCGACCTCAGCATCTTTCATGGCCGTGATTGAATCAGCGAGTTTATTGTTTTGCGTGTCCAGCATCTGTGCGCCGGTCACAGTTGTAGAAGCGATCTTTCCAAAATCTCCAGTCGCCGTCGCGGCGTTTCTAGCAGCATCAGCTTCTTCATTGAGGTTATCGGTCATTCTTTCTAGCTGCTCGTTTGTTTGCGGTATATTCCCCCATCCTAAGTCGCCGAGCTTGTCAAAAAATATCCCCAATAAATCTGTAGCCGAAGTTACATTTTTAGTGTCTGTAATAATTGTTTCCAATAAAGTTGCATAAAAAGTAACAGCCGGGATTAGTTCTCCACCTATAGATATTGCCAATGCCTCAGTAGTTTCTTTCAAGGCATCCATAGCTCTTTCATACTCGCGGGCGTCATCTATTGCCTGTTGTGTCAATATTAAACCATTGGCGATTGCGGCGCTCTGGTCGCGTATGGCAGCCCCGCCCTGTAGCATGACCTCAGCGAAGGCTTCCCCCTCGCGCCCGAAGGTATCAAATAGAAAATTAGTGCGCTCGACCGGGTCTTGTATTTTCAAATATTCGTCTGACAAATCAGCCAGCGCGTCGGTTGTGAAGGCAAACCCTTCCCGCGCCATTTTTTTCATGACCTGTGTCAGTTTTTCGGCATCAATTTTGTAATCATCCGTGACTTGTAATAGACGCGAGACTTCCTCCGCGCTCTCACCCGTTACTTGAGATATGTTGCGCACCTGTTCGGCATAGTCAACGAAAACTCCGATTGTCTTAGCGTATGCCTCTCCAACCAATTGGACGGCTTTCGCACCGACCTCGAGCATGGAATTAATCTCAGTCCATGAGTCTTCGAATGTAGCTGCTAAATTCTTTTGCCCGGAATTGACATTATTGGCTTTATCCTGGACGGTATCCAGCTCTTTGCCAATGCCTGCTATATTCCCTTTCCCCTCTACAATTTCACGGGTAATGATCTCAATGATATTAGCCATTTATGGTTTTGCCTCTTTTTTCTTTGGCAGCTCATACGCAAACTCGGTTATGGCATCCAGCCAGTCATCCGGCCATTTATCCACCTCCCACGGCAGGACAGGCACGCCACAAGTTCGGTAGATATGATTAGCCTTGACGATATTGACCATGTATTCGTCTTTCGTGCCTATTCCCGCCGCAAGCCGAGTACTCGCGGCGTTCAGGCGTTTTTTATTGTCGTCCGGTGATCCTTGATCATTGCGATAATACGCGCTTGCAGCCAGCCCCAGAATTGCGGATCGGTCGATGTGGTTTCATCCACCATAAGCTTTAATTCATCCGCTGATATTTTACTGTCAGGTTCGCCCTGCGATAATAACTCGGACACCCAGGCGTAGACCCGACCTTTATATTCTACTAACCTTTCATCCGGGACTATCTTCTCACCTTTTTTAAGTTTGATGATCTCTGAGATTTCGCCGAAGCTGTCCAGGAACTCACGCGGCGGGTTGACCCACACCTGCATAACAGGTGTGAGTTCCGCCATGTATTCTGACAATGGTAATGGTCTGACGATCTTGGGAAAGGTTATCTTCATGGCAATGAACCTTTTACATGATATAATTCTATGAGAGGAGAGACGCTATGAAATGTAACGTATGCCATAGAAACGAAGGAATAAAAAAATATTCTGGAATGTGCCCAAATTGCCGTAGCAAAAAATACGATTTTATCAAAGGATATAAGTGTTGCGATTGTGGTAAACCGATTAGTAATAGATCTACTCGTTGCATGAACTGTATGCGAATATCCTCTCGTAGATATCGTGTTGATAGGGTTTGTGCTGAGTGTGGAAAAGAATATAACACAAAGCCATCTGTAAAGAAGGTTTTTTGCTCTAAGTCGTGTAATATGAAGGCACAGTCTAGGCGAATGAAAACCGCCAGGATAGCCTACAAAAGCGAAGAAACGCTTAGCGCCAAAGGATATCTTATGAAGCCATGCGATAAGCGAACTAATGGGAAAACTAGAAATTTTTCCCACAGGCTTATATCCGGAGAAGTAATTGGCAGAAATCTTAAAAGTACTGAAATCGTGCATCATATAAACCTCGACAAATCCGACAATAGAAATTGTAACCTACTTATTTGCTCAGTCTCTTACCATCAATGGATACACAGGCAGATGGCGATTGCCTGGGCGCGTGAGCACTTATCAAGGAAGTGAACTTAGTAGGTTGCAAACTTTCAGCGAAGCGAACAATGCCGCAGTTGAGTCATAGCGCGCCCGGAATACGCCGGTCAGAATATCATTGCCGTCCTGTTCATCCAGCTTTGAGAAGCTCTCCCATTTGCCAGCCAGGTCGATTTGTAAAATCTTGGTAGAGAAAGCAGTCCCGGCGGTGGTCAGGGTTGATCCGGGGAACTTCAGGCGTATCTGGCGCGCTGTGCCAGCCACATAAAAAGCCTTTTCGGCTACGCTGGTAGCGTCGTGTTCGTAGGTCAGAGATAATGTGACTTCCGGACCAGCTTGCTTTGTGAAGCTGAAATAAAGTTGCCCGGAGGCAGTATAGACCGGGATCAAGCCAGTGGTGATCTTCAGGGATGCCTTGAGCAATGTGTTGGACTGGGTTGTTGCGCCAATTGTGCCACTGACGCTGTCCGCATACAGGACGCATTTGGAGAACAGGATTTCCTCCACGGTCGGCAATGCTACCGAAGCGGTGAAGGCCGCGGTGGATACCTGGCGTCCGTTCCAGGTTGAGGAGATCATCAGCGCCTTGCCGGCTTCCCCGTCCAGACCGAACTCGGACACAAAGGCATATTCCATCTCTTCAGCCGCGATATTATCGCCGCCTTCGATGGTATATGTGCGGGTCGTGTTGGCGGCGGTCACTGGCAGCGAATAGGTGTAAATCTTGCCGCTGCCCGAACCATCAGCCGCGCCCGTCTGGACCAGCTTTACGCCAGCTTCCAGGACATGGCATATCTGTTCGTAGGTGGCTTCCACAGCATCCATTGATATTACCGCGCCAAGTTTGGGCTGATAAGCGCGGCTTAGACCGGACAGATAGCCGACGTTCTCGGACGGGAAAACGGTCTCGCGCTGGTCTTCAATGGTTCCCATGCCGCGCCAGATGGTTGTGGCTGCGACCGCTGTTCCGGCGGTTGCTTCACGGCCCAACTGGATGCGTCTTAAGGCTTTAATTCCTTGTGTCATAATTATGCTCCTTCTCGATTTTCTCGATTACTTTCTTGACAGGCTTTTCCTTTTCATCCTGGTATAAACCTGATTTCAGCAGGTACAGCCTGCCGAACTCCAAAACCTCATCATCCGTCAGGTCACGCGCCGGTAAACCTGGCAGCGAACCCGAACCGATTATATATTTCATAGCCATATGCCAACTCCATTTCTATATCTTGCCCTTGCCCGTGCGGTTTCCCAGGAGGTCAAGTTTCGTTGTCTTTTCTCGGCTGATGTGCGGATATTCAAATATGCGCCGACGGTCTCTTTTATATGATACAACCTTTCGCCCGCTTTTGTGATACGAAGCCAAAATTCATAATCGCCAGCGACCTGCATTTCAGGGTCGAAATATCCATGTTTGGCGTGTAGAGACTTGCGCCACATTGGCATCGGCCCGCAGAAGCAACCCTTGAGCAGCTGTTCAATCCCGCCCTCAGCCCATTCGAACTTGCCTGTAGGATCACCTCCAATCTCTGCTACGATGTCCTGATTGCCATAAACCAGCGCATAGGCTGGTTTGCCGTCCAAAATAGCTGCCATCTTTGCCAGCGCACCGGGGAATAGCCTATCGTCGCAGTTTGCGTTTGTAACGTACTCACCCGATGACGCCTCAATGCCCAGGTTCCATGCCGCGTAAATAGTGGGGATGTCGTCGGTCAGAACCAGCACCACGTCCAGCGCATAATCCTGAATGATCTTGTGCTCTGCTGAATTGCGCTGGCAGACGACCACGATCTCCGGCTTTGGCTCCTGCGTGAAGAGATTGTCCAGCCTGCCTGCCAGATAGTCCGCTGCAAAATAGGCGCTTACAATTGTACTCACTTTGATTGTCATGATTAAAACCTCTCGAATACGCAGGTGATACCCTGCCTGAAAGCAGTTGTCCATTCCGATGTGAAGGCCGCACTTAAGCACGCATCCAACACGGAGGGATGTTCTTTGTCGCAGTTGTCGAAGATGACATAGCGATCTGTGATCCGGTTGACGTTCTGCCAGTCTATTGTTGGAACGTTGCCCCAGTGATCGCCATCAATATACGCGCTTGCGAAGCGTCTGCCCTTGAGCGGGAATGGATCTGATTTCTTCTGGACGATCTCGATCCGGTCTAGCAGGTCAAACCTGCCAATATTATCATACAGGACATCAGCAGAGATCGGCACGCTGGTTATTGGGTCGGTGTCATTGTGGAATTTTGTACCCGCATAATACCCGTCCAGCGGGTCGATACAAACCACTTTGCCGTCCAGCTTAAGCTCCTTTTTTATCAGTGCGACCAGAATAGCCGTGCCGCCGTGAAGTGTGCCGATCTCAAGGTGATCACCTTCAATGGCTGCAAAACAAGCCATGATAGCCGCATTGTCCTGTTCGGATGCGATCCTACCCCAGATGCGCTGATGGATTGTAGATTCAATCATTTTTGCAACGGGCATGTGTCTCAATTGCTTGTAAATCTCAGCAGCTTCCAGATAGTCTATAACCATGCTTTTAGCTCCTGCCGCTCGAAGATAGCCGTCCCACTGTTGGGTGTCAAATTAATTATGATCCTGCCATCCCCCCTGAACGCATCCTCAGCCATTTGATAGGCTTCGTTTGAGCGTTCAAGGTCGGGGGTGTGCCAGAACTTATCCTTGAAATACTCAGGACTGAAATGATTGGGGTCATCAGCCTGCATGAACTGGCGCATGTTCGGCGCGCCGTCAAACTTGAAGCGATGGTCTACGCCCACAAGCAGCACAGTCGAAAATCCCATAAAATAAGCCAGCTGCATGGCAACAAAGGTGACCGTGAACCCCTCGTAAAGCTCGCGGAATGGCTCGTAGCAGAACTTTGGCGTCCCGCTGGAAACGATCGAATAACTTCCATAGATAAATTGCGCCATCGTCGATGTGATGAATTTGATACAATGCAGCTCGTTTATCTCGTGCCGGCATTGATCTACTACCAATGGATTGACTGCCGCGTAGTAGGTCGGGGTGAAATTCTCCAGCAGGTAAATCCGGTTGGTTCCGAAAGTCTTAAACTTCTTCAAAAAAGATACTGGAACATCTTTAAGACTAGGCCCATTCCCTATGATGATACAGGTCTCACCTTCATGGAGATTGGAGAAGCTACGCATCTTTGCCGTCCTCCCCCGCGCCCATCTCGTTGGTGGCGACCGTCTTATACGCGCCCGGATGTGTGGCAAGGTAACGTCTAAATGATGCCTCGGTTATTATTCCGTCAGTAACATGTGGGCTGGTGGTTGTGGTATCCACCCATTGATTGATACCGTGCTTTTTGCACTCCAAAGCAAAGCCGATGTCTTCACCAGGGAAAACATCCGACCAATAATTCTCGTCGTAGATATTGAAAAACCATGGCGGCTTCATGGTCTCAAATACTTCTCTGGCGATCAGCATCGAACCTGTACCCAGCGCATCCACTTTGATAATTCCGTCGCTCCAATTACCGATTGTGGATACCCCGTTGTTTTCGTCCAGAAAAAAAGCACAAGGTTCATGGGGTGCGGATCGTCTGAAATTAAGCCCGCCAACGATCTGGACGTCATCCCTCAGCAGCACCCAGCGCGCCAATCGTTGCACAATGTCCGGCGGGTGGATGTGGTCACTGTCCAGCATCAACAAGTGGGTGTACTCGCTATCCAACAGGGTCATGGCCATGTGATTGCGGACTATATCAATGCGCCCGTAAGGGTGATCCATGATTGCCACGCCTTGAGCGGCGATCTGCATAAATGGGGCGAACACCTTATCAGCATGAGATAATGTCCGTTCTTTGGGGATACCCAACAAGACGCGCGGGTATTTCCATGCGGCTATGGGTAATGTCTGTAACGTGCGCTCGATCTCCTTTTGTTTCATTGCTGGTTCCAATCCCAAACCAGCGTGCCGTCTTTCTGTCTGGTTATAATTGGGGTGATGAACGGATATTCGCAACCTTCCGCCAGAATGACATCATTCAAATCTGGGTGGGTTACGGTGTATTCGGTTTCCCGCGCTCCCGGTTTCGTGACCACGTCAATAATCCCCATGTTGTCAGGCACAGCCTTAAGAAAATCATCACTATTTATCAATTCATTTGACACCATAAATCTTGCTATTCTCATTTCTCCTCCTCAACTCAATATTTTCACGTTCTGGATGATAAATCTAAATCCGATGGTCTCCATACTCCCGTAACCAAGCGGGCCGAAGTCATAATCAATGCTCTCGAATGTGCTGCACGTTCCTCCCAACGTAGGGTCTGCAAGTAATGCGGACGGCACACTATCAGCATAACCCATGACCTGCTGTAGATCACGGGGCAGGTCAAGCCGTGAAACGTGGATTTCAATGACAATGGAGCGCAACGCCTTCATGCCCCCGCCCGGTCCAAACTCTACCCTGCCCTGTCCTGCATAAGCAATCGAAATAGGGAACTCGCTGATCTGTTCGGGCGCGTACGCCGGGGCTTGTTTGATACCCGTTACAGCCGCCACAATAACCTGTGTCGCGGCAATGGCAGCTTGTAATGTCATACCAGCCGCCGGAATGGGTCAAGCATCATTTGCACGTCAGGGTCAAGCCCTGGTACTTTCAAGGTTTGCACACCCAGCGCACTCACGCCCGCCACACCCATAGGCGAATCTTTGCGCTTGTAAATGCGCTCTGATTGCAGCAGGCAGGCCTCTTTGATGATGGTTGCCTTACCGCTGGAGGTGGTGGTGCAGTAACCGAATGAGCCAACAAGCTGGACACCTTTTGAGACACCTTTTGGAAAGCCATACGACCCGTTGGGGGTGATGCTGATCATCGTATAGGGCACGCCATTCAGTGCGGCATTTTCTGGAAGCAGGTCATAGTCGGTCGTCGCCCAGGTGGTCTCATAGGTTCTGTCAGCATTATCGTCTGTCTTGAGGGATGTGACCGAGAGGATGTCGTCAATGAATATCTGGTCGCTTTCCTCAGCCTTGTAGTAACGGGTTTCTGTGGCTGCGTAAAACCTGCGCCAGGTGAAATCATCAATCCACCTTGAGACAGATGTGATGATCGTTTTTAGCATCGTATCGCCGGCAGTATCAACCGCCGTCAATGACAGGCGCTGTCTTATCTCTGCCAGTGTGCAATAGGCGTTCTCCGGTAAGGTCATTATTTGCCTTTGATGGACTTGCTATTCAATGCCTTTGGCTTGTTGGTGATCTTCACGGCGTCCACTTCTGGCGCGGCTGCCTTGACGTACTGCGCATATTTGCCACGTACGAAATTATCCGCGTCACCGTCCGAGACTTCAACGATCTGCCCGGCTTCGTAAACGATGGATTTTCCTGCTGTGTTTCCAATAAAGGGTATAAGTATCTTTACAGTTGCCATTTTATTTTTTCCTTATGCCCCGGAGATGGGGGAGGGCCACCTCCGGGGTTTTATAAACCAGCGCGTGAGAAACGCTGACTTATGCTACGAATACATTCTCCGCCACGGTTGAAGCGTCGTCGGTCGGGAGAGTGCGTGAGCCGTTGTACATCAGGGCTATTGCAGCCAGACCAACGGTTGATACTCCGGCTGTGCCGCGCAATTTCTGGAACGGCTTTGCCGAATTTACAGGCACGTCGATGATGACGGTTTTACCTGCACCACCTGAAACCAGACCGGTCATATCTGCCCCGGTGATCTTGGTGTAGGTTCCGCCAGTCGCGGCGCTTTCCAGCACCTCGGCGTCGAATGTACTGGTTGCCCCAAAGGCTCCCAGTTGGATGATGTGACAGACCCGGTCGAACCCAGCGGAGGCATCCACCGCGGTTGCGGTGATCGCGGTGCTGGAAGGAACGAGGGCTGCCACACTTTTTACGGGCTTTACATAGTCGGTGAGTCTTTCGATTCTCATGGCATCACCTTATGATCCTGCCATAGTTCCGTATTGGATTGCCTCAGCCTGGAGGACAACTCCGCCAGCCCGGACGGTGGCGAGGAAACCGACCTGCCCTGTGCCTGCATACAACTCATTGAGACGCTGCACGGACATGACCTTGCGCTCTGCCCAGCCATAATAGGCATAGTTACCGAAGGCGATTGCCTTCAGACCGGCTGTTGCAGCTGGCATGGCGTCCGATACCCAGACCGGTTTGCTCCACAGCATTGGCTGCATTGATCCGGCGGGGGTTGGCACGAATTGGAAGTTGTCACCGACCAACCCTTGAATGAGGCCGAGGGTTGCGTTTTTCATGACCCAGCCTGCGCCGTCCATGTATTGCGATCCGAGCTTGTAGTACAGCTCAGGAACTTCTGCGGCGTGGACGTATGCAGCGCTGTCGAGGGTCAATCCGGCTGTGCCGCCGTAAACAATGCCCTGGGGTTGACCGGAGCCGGAGCCTGCGCAGAAGTATTTATTTTCTGTGAGACCCCACGCCCGACCGAACATGCCGTAAATGGTGGCTTCCAGATCTTCGTCGGTGTCCTCGAGCAATTGAGTGGAAACCTTGACAAGTTTGGTCATGTTGTAGATGGTTGCGGAGGGATTGGCGAAAGTCGGTTCGTCTTCGTCAACAGCGCCTTCTTCAGCAGTGATCACGAACTCGACCATGCTGCCGTTTTCAGACACGAAGTCTGCCACGTCGCGCGAGGTTTGTTTGACGGTTGCGCCGGCTTTGCGCAGGATGCTGGTCTCATCGCGTTTTTCAACGATACCCGGCATGAGCTGGTTGGGAACCAGGAACCCGCCTTCTGTGGTTGTGCCTTCCTGCAGTGCTGCAGCGTTTGATTTCAGGTTGCTGGAAACCAGACCTTTCATCTTTGCGCCAGTACGGATGTATTCCATAAATGCTTTCTTGGGATCAGGATCGCCAAGCGATTTGATGACCGCTGGAGCCTGTGTTAATCTTATGACCGGATTGGGGGTCATGGCTGCGAGCTTCGCTTCGAGTTTTGCATCGAGCAAGGCGTCGATGTCAATGACTGGTTCCGGTTCGGGCTCGACATACGACTTGGCGTATTCGAGGTAATCGGCTTCGGTCTTGCCTTCGTTTTCGGCAAGCCATTGTTTCAAGGTTTTCATGATATTTAGTTCTCCTGTTGGATTAGTTGATAGGGTTGAATTTAACTTTGCGGCGTTGCCTTCCACTTCGACCTCTATACCCGCAGGTATCTGTGTCTCTGTGCTATCAGCTTTTGCCAAAACAACAGCGAGTTCATTCGCTGGCTGTCTCCAATCGTTTGTGTCAAATATAGCCAGTTCCCCAATTGGCCAGACACTTATAACTCCCTGACGCGTCTTGCGCACCAGGTGACCAATCGCCCCGGATGACGCCCGTAATTTCTCTTGTGGCGTGGCGGCGATCCTGTCTGCAAGCGGTTCGTTTTGGTCTAACGTGACCTCGAACCAATAGCCCTCATCATCCATTTTCTGGAAGGTTGCTATCCCTATGATGACCGGCACGTCCTGAATGGTGTAGGGTTCATCCGCCCCGAAGCCATGATAGTAAGTAACCGGGATGGATTTGCCGTCCTGCAGCCATAGATCGGTCTTGTTCGAGAAAGTTTCACCGTCTGCATCGCGCCCCTCGAATATCCCACCGAAGGGGACACCTAGCACGCTGTATTTCTTGCCGGAGTATTCGCCCGGCATGCGCATGCGCTTGACCAAGTCCCACGAGCGAGCGCCCTTGTACTCCCCCGTTGCCAGTTTTATTTTGAATTGATAGGCGTTGATTTCCATTTATGCTCCGGTAACAAAAAATCCCATTCTGTTAAGAACGGGATTTCTGCGGTTCTGGTTTATGCGCAGGCACGAAGCCGGGGCTGGTTGGTGTGGTTATTTATTCAAATATACTTTTGATAAATCTGTCTTCCGCTTTTAGTATATTTTGTATTGTTTCTGCCTGTGCTTGTACCATACTTATGCCAACAGGCTTTTCCTTGCTAGGGTCGCCTTCGAGTATCAACTTTTCTATTCTCTTATTTTCAGACACTAAATAATTGTGCAACTGTCTGCCTAAGTCCGCTTCAATTATTTCTTTAATTCCAATAGAACCGTCTAACAATTCTTTAGATAATTTTACGCTTACTGTAATTTTTTTATCCATCATTCACTCCCATAAAACGGAACTGCAAAAGCGTTCCTAATACCCCTCATACCATCATACATCCTTTCGCTAAGCATAGTTAGATCACGCTCGAAGTGTGCCGATGTGGATGACGGCGCATCTG